AGGCGTTAGCGAACTAACGCTTGACAACGCGACAAAGCCATGCAAGGCAACGCATAGGATGCGATAGCCGCGTCACTCCCTCTCTCGATTGGACCCCGCTCATGGCTCAAGCGCCGATGGCTACCGCTGCCCCGACAGACCCAATGGCCGGCGGTGGCGACGAAACCGGCGATCAATCGTCTGATGTCGTTGTGACAATCTGCAAGACCGGCGACGGCTCTTATATGGTCTACGCGGGCGACGAGCCGGACGCGGATGCCGACGATGCGCCGGCCGGTGGTGGTCCCGCTCCTGCTCCGCAGGGCACGCCCGCCGATAGCGTTGGCGCTGCGCTCAAGGCCGCGATGGACATTCTCCAGGCCGATGCGTCGAGTGCCGGCGCTCCGGGTAGTGCCGACGATCAGCTTGCCTCCGGGTATAATGCCCCAACCGCGCCAACCCCCGCTTCCGGCCCGTCGTCCAAATACTGAGGTTCGTATGTTCGGCCTTTTCCGCCAGAAATATACATATGACGCGGACTACATTCCGGAAAGCGCCATCGCGAACGGCGTGATGGAGTGGGCTAACGGGGTTCATGTGGGGGATATATCCTGCCCCCCATATAAATCAGCCCTTTTCCATCGCGACCTTGGCGCCTTCCTTGCTCGCTATGCTGACGACGAATGCAAGGTTGGCGGGCTGTCTGATCGGAACCGAACCAGACTAGCAGGGAGTGCCTTGCGGAACTATCAGGTGCAAACCTTGGCATCCGCTTGATGGCCGTTGTCACTCCCCCGCCGCGCATCGGCAAGGTTCCAGTCGCGGCAGTAGCGCGCAAGCCACCGACCAAGACGCGGGCGAAGCGCAAGGCAAAGCCAGTTGCGGTTGTGATCGACAAGCCGGGGTTGATTAACCAGTGAGGCACCCATGAACAATCTGGAAACCGTCATCGCCGTTCTGGAACGTCACCGCGAGGCCCGCCATTGGGCGGATTTGAACGTTGCGCGCGATGTGCTGGTGGCGCTGGACCTGCCGGAGAATGAACCTGTTGGCGAACCCGCGCCGATGTCGATTGCCGAAGCACCCCCCGTTGAGCCGGAACCCGCTCCCCTCGCATGACCGGACGCCCATCAACCTACACGTCGGAAGTCGCTGAGGCTATCTGCACGCGAATGGCTTCTGGCGAGAGTTTGCGCGAAGTTTGCCGAACCGAGGGACTGCCATCTGAGTCCACTGTTCGTGAATGGGCACTTCGAGATCAAGACGGTTTCGCGGCAAAGTACAAGACGGCCAGGGAGTTGCAGGCCGAGGCTTGGGCCGACGAAATGATCGAGATCGCGGACGATGGCACCAACGACTGGATGGAGCGACAATCTGCAAGCGGCGTGATTGAGCAAGTCATCAACCACGATCATATTGCCCGATCCAGGCTTCGGGTTGACACCCGGAAGTGGATTATGGCCAAACTGAAACCCGGCACCTATGGCGACAAGGTGCAGCACGCCAATGCGGCGGGCGACGGAAACCAAGAAGTAATCTATCGTTGGGCGGACCCCGAACCGACTGAATGAGCGTCCAGACGATTACCTTGCCATTCTGCCCGCGCCCATGGCAGCGCCCCCTGATTGAAGACCGCGCTCGCTCTATCGTTGCCGTTGTCCATCGCCGGGCCGGAAAGTCTACAGCCTTCGCATGGCGTGGGCTTCGCAAGGCACTCACGGAAGATCGGCGGCACATCCCGGCAGCCCGGCGCAACCTAAAAGCTGATCCGCCTCGCGTTATCCACGTCCTACCGGCGCAAGTCATGTGGCAGCGCACGGGGTTATGGGACAAGGTGGCACGCGCGGCCGAGACAATTCCCGGCGCCATCGCCATGAAATCCGTCTTCCGCGTCGAGTTGCCGAACGGAGGCATTTACCAGTGCGGCGGGATGGATAAGCCTGATAGTTGGCGTGGCGGGTATGCTGACGAAGTGATTGAGGATGAGGCTGACGATGTGACAGCTTCCGGCCTTGATATGGTCGTGGAGCCGATGCTGGCGGACTACTCTGGAAGCCGGGTCAAGATCGGCACGCCGAAGGGTAACGGTCGATTGGCGCAGGCATATGAGGAAGCTGGCACCGATCCGGCCGCATCCCGGTATCTTCTGCCGTATCAGGTGACAGGCGCACTCAGCGCCGATCAGATAGAAAGGCTACGGTCCACATTGGACGAAGAAGAATTCGCGCAAGAACTTGAATGTTCGTTCTCGGCCCCGAACAGCGGCTCGTATTATGCCAAATGGCTGGATGCGGCGGCAGCAGAGGGGCGGATTGGGCAGGTAACATACGATCCTCGGCTCCCGGTGCATACGTGCTGGGATTTGGGGATGGACGACTACACCGCAATATGGTGGTTCCAGCGTTCACCGGGCGGAGAATGGCGATGGCTGGAATACTTCGAGGATAACCGTTCTGGTCTGGATTATTACGCAAAAATTATCCACCAAAAGCCATATGTTTACGGCAAGCACTTCCTCCCGCATGACGTGAATGTGCAGGAAATGGGCACCGGAATGTCACGGCGCGAAACGCTTCTAGGGTTGGGCGTGCGGCCGATCAAGCCGGTTCCCGCTGCCAATCCTGCTGACCGTATTTCGGCATCCCGCATGATAATGCCGCGCTCTTTCTGGAATGCGAAGGGGTGTGAAAAAGGGATCAAGCACCTGCGGAATTATCGTCGGCAGTGGAATGAGCATATGGGCGTTTGGCGTCCTGACCCTGTTCACGATGAGGCTTCGCATTGTTTCGCAGGAGATACTGAGGTATTGACGCGTTGCGGAATGTATCAGATAATGGACCTTCCTGAAATTGGAGAGGTCCTGACGCTATGTGGTTGGAAAGCATATCGGAACCCACGCATCACTCGGAAGAATGCCCCACTTGTGGAGGTCATGTTCAACGACGGCGTTACGGTGAAATGCACGCCGGATCATTTATTCTTGACGGGCAGCGGGTGGAAATCCGCAAGCAGCCTCCCGAACGGTATATGGATCCAATCCTACTCGACCCGCTCGCGGTCTATTTTGAGCGTGTTATCTACCGCCTTTGGCCAAGTGAGAAATATTGGGCGCGCGGTGGCCAGAGATTGCATCGGGACGTTTGGACATCTGCTTTTGGGCCAATCCCCACTGGATGCCACATACATCACCGGGACAACGACCCAGGCAACAACGCCCTGGACAATTTGGAGTGCGTCCCCGCGAGTGAGCACCTTTCTCAATCTTGGCGTCACAGCAAGGGAAAATTTGGGACAGGAGACCACTTCACCGAAGGAGCAAGGGCGGCAGCAGCCGAATGGCATTCGTCTGAGGCGGGTAGGCTTTGGCATAGCCGCCACGCTCAAGAGGGCCGGAACTGGGAAAAATGGAAGCGCGTTCTTGGGCCTTGTGACCACTGCGGCACAGTATTTAATAAACTCGTGCGCGCAGGCCACCCGCAAAAATTCTGCGGTTCGACATGTAAGGCCCTTGCATATCGCAAGCGTGCAAGCCTTGAGCGAGACACAAGACGTATGGTGTCTGACAGTTCCGGGAGTTAACCACTTTTCTCTCGGAAACGGTGCAATCGTTCATAATTGTGCGGATGCGTTCGGAACTGGTGTCCAAGGGTCTACCAACCCCGAGAATGAGCATAACGTCCCGCGCATTGCGGGCTTCCGTAATTTCGATAGTTCAATGGGAATGCTAGGATGAAGTCTCTCCTTTTAATCGCCGCGCTGGCGTTGTTTGCCATGCCGGCCCACGCTGCCACAAGCATTGCCTGCAATGACGCGGCTGAGCAGCCCTGGACGGTATCGCCTAACCATCCATGTGCGTCTGGGACAGCGTTGCTGGTGCCCGTGGCAGGCTCTCAGGAGGGGTTGGGGATTGTCACCGCGACCGCTCTGACGGTGCCTGCCACGGCCACCATTGCGACGATCACAGTTGAGGGCAACAACGTCCGGTATCGGTGCGACGGCACGGCCCCGACTGCCTCTACTGGATCGCTTTTGATTGTTGGCACTCAGGGGTTTGTATTGGTTGCCAACCCGATGTCGGCTTGTAAATTCATCCAGACCGCCGCGACGGCGACGCTGGACGTTGAGTATTGGCACCAATAGCCTCAATGGCCGATCCGCTGTCCATGCTGCCCGACGATGTGCGGGGTATAATCGCGCCTCACGTCGATGCCGACACGTCGCCTGTTTTGGACACTATCGGGATCGAGATCGCGGGAAAGCGCGATGAGGCGAAAGCCGCTCGGGCATCGTCAGGCATCGAGGCGACATGGAAAGAGGCGGAAGAAGCCTATATCGGGATTGATGACGCGAATCGGAACGAATTTGCCGCTGGCCAATGGTATAAGCCGTCATCCCTGACTGGTCCCGTCACTACGGGGCGCATTCCAGCCCAAACAGACTACAAGTCTACCGTCTACCTGCGATTAACCTCTCGGTATGTGGACGCGGGCGCGGCGAAATTGGGGGAAATCCTTCTGCCGGCGGATGGTAAGGCTTTTAGCTTCCATGAAATGCCGGTGCCTGAACTGACACAGGCAAAGAATGATGAAAGCCAAGTCGTGCATAGCGGGCTTGGTGTGCCCCTTACGCGGCCTGCAACGCCTGACGATGGACAGCCCCCGCCGGCACAACCGGGGGCGCCAGCGCCCGCCCGCGTTCCGCTTAGGGTCAAGGATTTAGCGACCGAGGCGATAGAGATTGCGCGCAAGGCTGCTGAGGCGGCAGAGGAACGTGTTTACGATTGGATGGTCCAGGGCCAATTCCGGAGCGAAATCCGCAAGACTTTGTTCGATGCGGCACGGATTGGGGTGGGGATCGTCAAGGCTCCGGTCCCGAAGTCCAAGCGGTCGATGGTCGTCAATAAGATGGGTGGCAAGGGCGTCAAGCTGACGATCAAGGAGACGATTGTTCCCGTGGTCGAGTGGAAAGACCCATGGAACATTTTCCCTGACCCGGCGTGCGGCGAGAATATCCACGACGGGGATTATATCTTTGAGCGGGACTATATGGCCGGGCGTCAGGTGAAGGCGCTCAAGCGGCTTCCTGGATACATCGGGTCGCAGATTGACAAGGTGTTGGAGGAAGGCCCGAACAAGATCAACAAAACCGACAACCGGGGCGATCAGGGGAACAAAACCAAAGATCGTTTCGAGGTTTGGTATTTCTACGGGGCGCTGACGAAAGACGAAATGGCGGCGATTGACGCGGCTTCGGGATGTCCCCAATCGGACGATCTAACGGATAATGTTTATGCGCTGGTCACGCTGATAAATGACAGCGTTGTGCGCGCCACGATCAATCCGCTGGACAGCGGGGCGTTCCCCTACCATTCCATGCCGTGGCAGCGCCGGGCGCAACAATGGGCCGGGGTTGGCATCGCGGAACAGATGCGGACGCCTCAAAAGGTGGTTAATGCGGCGCTTCGGGCGCTGTTGAACAATGCGGGGAAATCGGCAGGCAGTCAGTTGGTTATCAACCAGATGGCAATTCGTCCGGCGGATGGAAGCTGGACGATAACGCCGGATAAAATATGGTTTTCGACGGAGGATGGACCGCCCGACGTTCGGCAGGCCATGTCTGCAATCCAGGTTCCGAACGTCACGCAAGAGCTTATGAACATCATCACCTTGGGCGAGCGGTTTGCCGAGGAAACCACGTCCATTCCGCTGATTTCGCAGGGGCAGTCAGGATCGACAACCCCTGACACGTTCGGCGCGGCACAGTTGCAGAATAACAACGCAAACCAGCTTCTCCGGTCGGTTGGGTATTCGTTCGATGATTACATAACGGAACCGATGGTCCGCCAGTTCTATGAGTGGCTGCTGTTGGACCCGGATGTGCCGGATGACGAAAAGGCCGAGTTCCAGATTGACGCTCACGGCAGCGTTGCCTTGGTAGAGCGGGCCATTCAGGATCAGACTATTGCCCAGATGGGGCAGATGGCAGCCAATCCGATCTATGGGATAAACCCCAAGAAATGGTCTGACGAGTTCCTGCGGTCCAAGAAACTTGACCCGGGCCGCATGAAATACACGGATGAGGAACAAGCCAAGATTGACGCGGCACCTCCGCCGGAAGCGCCGGCTATTTCCGTCGCCAAGATCAATGCGGATACCCAGCTTAAATTGGGCGTGATGAAGCAACAGGTGGACCAACAGACAGCGCAGGCCGAGGGCCAGATTGCTGCCGCAGCCCATGTTTTGGAAGGTGGCAAGGCTCAGATTGAGCAACAGCGGGTGCAAGGCGAGCTGACGATTGCGGCGCACCAAATCCAGCTGGAGCACGACCGGGCGTTACTGGACTATGCCAACCGGGAGAAGATCAGTCTCAACATGGCAAAGGCGCAGTTGGCCAAGACGGCCATGGAATTGCAGACGGAGCGTGACTTGAACGCGGCGAACAACGCGGTAGTGCTTCATAAGCACCGGACGGCGCCAGCAGTGGCCAAAACACCGGGGCAAATACGGACACCGGCGCAGGTTCCGGGCCGGGCGCCTAACGGTCAAGCATTCTCACAAGGCGCTGTGGGTGGCAAGCCGGGCGCCGGGGGCATACCCCCCGCTGCCTTGGCGCATCTTGTCCCCGGCCACGTTACGACGTTCGGCAACGGGCAGAAGTGGACGGTTGAGAATGGCCAGCCTCGGAAGGTTGCATAGTGGCCGATTGGACGCCTGAGAAGATCGAGCCGATCATGCCGCAAGGCTGGGATGTGGT